ATTTATAGGGGTATCACATAAGATAACCTCCCAATATTCATCAAGAGCACTCTGAACTATTGGATCAGAGTTACTATCTCTGAGATATTTGCATATTTGTTTTTCATTTGTAAATGTGGGAATCACCATCATGAACCTCTATTATATCACAAAAAAGTGGAAAGTAAAAACTTAAATTAATAAGTCTTTACTTTCCGTAGTTTACCACATTAGGCGGCTTCAGCAACGAACTCTTTCCAAGTGTCAGAGCGTAACCAGTTAGTTACTTTATCTTGACGTTTGTAAAGTGTACCTTGATCTCCACTACGAGTCAAGTTAAATGCACCTCTACCATGAGAGGAGTAGTGTGTCATGGCAGACATTGCGGCGAAAGCATTGTCACCACGAGTAAACCTCTCAATATTGTACTGTCTAAATAACTTGTCTGCAAGTGTACCAGACCTTCCAACATCTTTAGTTTTAGTAAGAGTATTAAATAGGTTAAAGACTTGTAAATTATTTACTTTTTTATCTGCTAGTCTCTGATAGCTATCAACAATTTCTTTGTGGTTGTCCATAGTAATAGCAAACGCTTCTATAAAACCATCGCTGTTGAAGTTACGAGTGTGCCTCTTACGAGTTACATCATACTTACCTGTCACTGTACCATTTGTACAGAAGAAGTCTATCAAACCAGACCACATCACCACTGAACCCTTGCCATCAAAACTATTCTTCATGACAAAACGTAGACCAAACTCAGTCTTGTGTCCTACATCAGTCTGTATTCCATACTTTACTTTTGGAAAGATATACTCAGAGTAACACACTCTACCATTTTTAAGGACGGTATCTTTAATATGAACATCTTGAAGCACAAGAGGATCAAAAAAATTTATCATCTGCTTTTGTAGTGGTTCAAGTATTTCTGCATTTTCTACTACATGATAGTCCTTGTTTACCACTGAGATATATTCTTCCATACCTTGGCTGTTTCTACGAGTTAGCATCTTAACATCAGGTGCATCTATCTTTCCACCTATGCCTCGCACACTCTGCTGATACACTGGGAACATTATGTCTCTTGTTTTAAGTAGTTGTTGCATTTTTTTATCCTCTTAATGCAGTTATTAGACGTTCTTTTATTATCTCGTGTTCAGTTTTTCTATCTTCTATCTCATTTAAAGCTAGTGATTTATCATAGCCAGATGATCTTCTAACTGGATAGTAGTAATCACGATCACTTTTCTCACACTTTCCTGCTCTCCATTTGATACCAAGTGCCGCACATCTAGACAGATTGCCAAGAGTTTCTGATCTAAATCTTTTATTTATTATCTTAGCTACTTGCGTGGCTGTCAAGCCCTCTTCAAATAGAGTGATGACGCTTTGTTTTAACTTTGTAGAATGATTATACCCCCTGTACACTTTCTTACTCCTCTTTAGTTAAAATAGAAACAATATTCCAAGGTCCATAATCAGCCTCTGGATATTTAATTTTTAAATCTTCTAGTATTTTTTCTGTGCCTTTTTTCCAATCTTCACCTCTTATGGAATATTTTGTACCATCTTCAAAAGTTACTTCAAAGGTTTTCATTTATTATCTCCTTTATCCTATCTTCAAGTGTACTAATTGTAGTGTATAAATAACCTTGACCCCCTATATTTGGATCAATTTTATTTTTTAAAATCTCTATCTCATTCTGTAAGATTTTAACATGATTATACATAGCTGTATCTAATTGCATTATATCACCTTTACTTCTTCTTCTGGGATATAATCATGGAACGATTTATCAGTATCGTCAGAAAATATTTTTAAGTCTGTTGTATAACTATTACCGTCATAGTCTGTAGACGTTAATGATACTGTAAAACATCTAAAATTATCATGATGGCTCTCTACAACTTTGATATTTGTTAAATTGTGTACTTGTAGTTCTGACATTCTCATTTTAAATCTCCTCTGTTTCATCTGCGATTATATCAACTGCATCTGGATAGTCAAGTCTAAGATCACGCTCACAATCAAAGCTTTCTACTACTTCTACATAGCCTTCACTGCAATATCCACACTTATAGATAGGGGAAGATGGATTTAGACTTAGTTGGTATTCTCCCTCACCATTACACTCAGTGCATCTAATTAAGAAGTCATATACTGGCATTGTTCAACGTGCCTCAAAATTTAGGTGTGAATGACGTTTCGTTTGTCTCGTGTTGGATGCTTTAGATACAAGAACTTTAAACCAAGTACCATTTGATCTAAATCTTCTTTCTATTCTTTTTTTACCTTTATATTTCTGTAACTTTTCTTGAAACCTTGCTTCGCTTCTGTTCATTGTTCACCACCCTTTTCGTTCATAACTATAGTAATATTTCCTGTTGGATCGTAATTAGTTTTTCCAACGTATACAATTTCACGATCTTCTTTCATAAACTTACTTTTAGCTTCTTCTTTGGAAGATGCCTCTACTTTAAATATAGCTGAAACAAGATGTTCATCATAAATTTTATATATTGGCATATCTATTCTCCCTTTTCATTCTCCTCTTTTATTAATAGAATTTCTGCTTCTACATCAGCTTCATAGACAGGCATACCATCTTGTACAAGCTTTGTCCATATCTCATGTAGTCTATCTTCTCTTGATAGCTCTTCTCGCCAATCTCTACTCATTTATAAAATCACCATTCCAATAAATAAAATGACTGCTATTAACATTCCAAATGTTATTGTTTCATACATCACTCTAATCATTTTCTTTCTCTTCTTTCTTAATTTGGCTAACTAAGTTATGAAGTTTGTAATTCATCTTATATAAAGTTCTAAGATCTGATAGATACATATCTCCATCACATTCCCTAAGACTTTCACAAATATTATCTATATTATCACAGACTTTCTTTACATAAGTAAGGAGTGATAT